ACATTTTTTTTTGGTATCGCTTATCCTACCAATGTGTTTTAATGCCATTTTATTCTCCTTGTGGCGGTTGTTGTTGTGCCACTGTTGCTAAAAATGTTTCTAATTTATTATACACTTGACCGACAGTCATCATTTCGTTAGGACGAAATGCACCACGTGAGCTTGCAACATCAATAATTTGTTTAATATTATTAAGGTCGTTGACAGTAAGTTCTGTGTTTTGTGCCTGTGCTTCAGGCGCAGGCGGCGTAGTAACTGGTGACGGCGTTTCTTGTACAACTTCTTTTTCGGCTTGATCTGCCATGTTTTTATCTCCTTATATAGTATATATACGCAGTTTATTTAATTATACTTTAAAAGTGGACATGCCAAAGTGAAATAACTTAATTCTTTCGCATCTTCAAATCCAACTTTTAACCTTGTATCTAGTCCATTTATTTCTGCTACTGCTAAAGTAGTCCCTAGATAGTATCTGCCTCTTAAATTTTGTGTTATCCATTTATCAAGGCTTACCTCTAAATTGTATTTTTGTGGTATAACCATGTATTCAAAATGAGGAGGCGGAACCTTCATTTTTCTTATTCCAAAGAAATTTAACACATTAGGTTTATCTTTAATCATGCTGCCTGATCATAGTGTGCAGTTGCACCAAAAGGTGCTTGTAAGTTTTTGTCTGAATTACTATGAATAACAAATATAGTATCACAGTAGTCAGCGTCTCCCCAACTGTCCCAAGGATATCCATCTGTAAACATTATAAACTTATTTGGAACAATATCTTGATCTTTCATGTAAGACCAGTTACAATCAAAGTCAGTACCACCGCCACCAAACACTTCGTAATCTAATAAATCTTTACCATCATCTGCACTAAAGTCTTCTTCATTATAAACTTTAGTATCAAAAGTCCAAAGTTTAATTTTGTAATCTTTGAACTCTTCCATAATGCCTTTGATTTCGCCTAAGAAATCCTGTGCTTGCTCATTACCTATCGAACCACTCATATCGATTGATACTGCAATGTCAATGGTATCCATAAAATTCATACCTGGCAACACTGCTCCTGTATGCCAACCTTTACGTGATGGACGACTAAATGTGTAATCATTTCTAATTGTAGACTGTATTTGCTGTCTAATAAGTTCACGCCAATTCATTTTAGGTTCAGTTAGTTGTTGTATTAGACGTGCAACTTCTCCTGGTACATTGCCTGCTCCTGCACTTTGAGCGGCTTGTAGCATACCTTCTTTAATTTCATCTTTTATTTTGGCAATTTCTTCTTTTGTATATTTAGGCTTACCCTTGCTTACATTGTTACCATTTTTATCTTTTCCATCTTGACTTGCACCTTCGTCACCTTCTTCACCCTCAGGATCAAGATGTTCATCTAACATTTCTCCTAGTTCTTTTAGAAATTCTTCTCCATTCTTTTTTGCAGTTTCGTAAATTTCATCATAAATTTCTTCTGATGTCCAAGACTCATATTTAAAATCTTGAAAGCAATCAACAATTTTTGGTTTTTCGCCGATACGATCTCTAACAAGAGTATTATTTACTTTATAATCTGCGGCAATATTATATATTTTAGGATGTCTTTTATCTCTACGTCCTAAATGATCAAATACTAAATGTAATATTTCATGTGCAATAACAAATTCAATTTCTTTATTTCCCATTGCATGGAAGAATTGTGTGTTAAAAAATAAATTTCTGCCATCAACTGCGGCAGTCATCAACCAATCATCAGCGGCAACAATACGCAATCTAGTTGCCATATTACCAAACCAAGGATGACGTAACAATAAACCAACACGAGCAACAATGATACGTTCTACAACCTCTACACGCATTTCTTCAAGTTGTTCTTGTGTAATATTAGGGTCTGGTTGCCAATGTTTAAGTTTAGTTTGTGTATCTTTAGTGGACATAGTGTGCTACCTATCTCTGTTTATATTACTAATATAATACTATTTAAGACAAATGTCAAGTAAAAAAGGGCGTTTTGGAGAGATCGCCCAACTCTTTTTTTGGCTTAGGCGCTTTGTGCGGCAGTGATATACTTGCCAAAACGCTCGTGAAATTCATCAAAACACGCAACTTCATCTGGATCAATAGGAAGAGCATACTGCGTAAGTGCAAGTTTGATACCCATTACAACCAATTCAGTTTCAAAGTTGTCCATAGCAAAACGTAAAAAGTTATTGACCATATCGTCGAACTTTGAGCTTTTTTTGTCATGTGCTTCTTTAAGCTCATAACAAAGTGAGACAGTCAAGGAATACATAGCACTGATTTCTGTTGCCTTAAGCTCTTTTACCTTTCCATTAAGTATATCACTTGGATTAGGCATCTCGCTTGCAACTTTTCTGTGTGCCATGAACTTCACAGCCAATCCTTCACCTACAGAACCTGAAACAAGATCTGTGAGTGTTTCTTCATCGTCCTCATCATCTAACAGTTCTGATACAAAAGACCAAGAACGGGGTGTTGCGAACGAACGACTTGGTGATTTAGGATCAAAATCATACAAGTCTTTTTTGCTAAACTGCAAATAACCTACAACGTCTTTGTGTTGACTGTTATCTACAGCCCATTGAAACCAGTCATCAAAATCAACTGCTAGTTCCAAATGTACAAATCTATTTGCTAACGGAGCAGGCATTCTGTATGTAACACCCTTGTCAGCTTCTCTGTTACCAGCGGCTACGATAAGCACGTTATCTGGTAATGTATATTGCCCTACTTTACGGTTAAGAATAAGTTGATAAGCAGCCGCTTGTACCGCAGGTGCCGCTGAATTCATTTCGTCTAAAAACAAAATAATCCATTTGTGTTTTTTAGCAAGTTCCATGGTTGGAAGTTCTGCTGGAGCCGCCCATTGCATGCTATTGTCGTTTGCGGCATAGTATGGGATACCTTTAATATCTGTAGGTTCCCAAAGAGATAATCTGACGTCAATTGTATGTGCTGACATACTATGTCCGATTTGATGCACAATATCAGATTTACCAATACCTGGAGGACCCCATAAAAATATTGGACGTTTTTTCTTAAAAGCTCGTGTAATCGACTTTTTAGCTCGATTAGGCGAAACTGTACGTGTTGCTACTGCTTCCATAGTGTATTCCTTTTCTTGTTAATCAGTGCTAATGTTTAACTTACTCTATTAATATACTACAGTTATATATGAAAGTCAACCACTTTTGGTTAATTTTTATGTCGGTTCATTGCTTTTGTTAAGCCATATTTTTTAATATCACCTGAAAACAAATGCAGTTCCATTGCTTTTCTTTCGTCCAGCACTACGATACTATTTCTATTCAAGTAATAAGGACATGTGATAAATTGATCTAACCATATGATTGTGTTTGTTGTAAGTTCGAAGTCTTTAGGAAAAGGAACATCGTAAGTAGCTAAGTCTAGTTCGTTCCGAACAAAGTCATAACCTGTATTTGTTAAACGCAATCCACCTGTTTCTTTGGCTCTTGTATTTTGCCACCAATCGCTCATGTATTGTTTTATTGTTACTTCGCTTATAGCTATATTCTTTTGTTTTAAGAATACTTTAGTGTAGGTCTCTTTCCAGTTCATTCTATGATTGTTTCGCCTTCTGTAAGTTTTATCACAGTAAAATCTTCAGTGGCAAATGTTTCATTTAATTTTTTAGCTAAATTAAGTGCATGTCCTGGATTAGAAAAACTTACTTTTTTATATTTGGGTCCAGGATAGTTTGTTAAAATATTTGAACTTTTTAAATTGAAAGGTGCACCTTGATAAAACACTGCCCAAATTGCTTCAGCTTTTAAAACTTGATCTGCTTTGTATGTTTTTTTGTCTATTGTTTCCAATAGTACAGTGGGCTTTGGTCTGCTCATATATGCGTTCCTTAATTATATACGCATATATTTATCTCTATTACCAGGTCGATCCGCCGTCTAGTTGAACTTCTACAGTTTCTTCTGTATTAGACTTTTTGGCGATTATTTGTTCTAAATCACCGTTTAGCCTTGCCATTACTATTCCTAGTGTAAATGCAAGATTTTTTGCTTGGTTGATATCCATACGTATATCTTTTGACCTACTTGCCTCAGCACCTTTTACCTGTTGAATAAATGCTTGTATACTTGCAGTATTTAATGGTTCATTTGTTTGCATTGCTAAGTGCCGTTTTCATTTCTAATTTTGTTTTAAAAGGTCCTTGTGTGTCATATCGTTCTACTGTAATTAATTTGGGACAAAAACTTTTCACCCAGCCTTTATCAAAATGTATAATATAAAATCCAGCACAGTATAAACTTTTAGATTTGTTTGATTTAGTAAACAAAGGTAATTTACGTCTTACATCTAAAACTTTATTGTAAGGAACACAACTTGTAGGATATCCATTAACTTCTAACGGTATTTCTTCCTTAATATCTAATTTATCAAAAAAGATCTTTTTGCCTAAATTTTCGCTTATCTCACTTTGAGTTTGGAATAAACGTGTTACCCCCTTTTGATTTACAATATAATTTTCTTTATCCCATGAAATTGTAGCAACATTTTCTCCATGTTCTTCTACAATCCAGAATTTGTCTTTTAGGACTTCTTTAGCCTTTATCATTTTCATACCTCGCCTGTAGTGGTTGTGCATATTGTGCCGCTTGATCTGCGATACGTTGCATATCCCATTTAGCACAGAACTTTAATAAACGCATACCTACCTGCGTGATATTTTTTGTTTCTACTGTACTAATGGTATTGTTAATTATTTCTTTTACATCAGTAGGTTGTGCAGTAAGATCACATAGTGTTACATTTCTATTGTAATCATCTAAAACACGATGTTCTTTACCATTATGATCTACCCAACGTTGTAGCATAAGATTATTCCAATTATAACCTTTTGTATTTTTATCTGCAAATGCTTCTAACAATCCTACTTTATTACGTGTACCTTTTTTACGTACACCAGGATATGCACTAAAAACATTGTCGCTTGTATCGCCTCTCATGCATTTTTCAAAAAGTTGCCATTCTGGATTGGGTTTTTCTTTTGGCATTTTAGTTTTTTTATCAATTACTTCTCTACCTTTGTCATCAAAATATCCTTCATGTGTAATAGTTGTATTACTAACACCGTTGTACTGTTTAACATTGTGTGCAATTAATTGTGCAAAGTCACCATCTGTGCTTATAATGACATGATTATCTTTAGGATGATTATGTATCCAACCTGCAATAAGATCATCTGCTTCTAACTGTGGGTGTTGTATCATTGTGCAATTAGTTTTTGTATGAACAAAATCTTTGAATTCGTCAAATATTTCCCAAAACACTGTGTCTTCTTCTTGTTGAGAAGGAGTCATTGCATCACGTGTCTCCTGCCTATTGCGTTTGTATGGTTCGTAATAATCTTTACGCCAACTACGCCCTTCTAAACAAAATACAACATGATCTGCATCAAAGTCTTTCCATGCTTTCTTAATACTGTTTAAAGTAATATGTAATGCCATACCTACCTTTGTATCAAGATCTCCACGTACTACGTGTCTTGCACGGAAAAATGTGTTTGCAGTATCTACAAGTATATATGTACTCATTGCCAAAGATTCCTCATTCTTTTTGTAAACAGTTCAAAACTTTTTTTAAGTGGTATCTTAGGATAATAATCTTTTATACTCATACCACGTTGTGCTTCATCACGTATTTTATCTCTTCTATCTGTATCAAGCACTTCTACTAATTTCACTCTGTTGTTTGTTCTAAATTTTACTGCCATTAACGGATCACCACGTTTAAAACTAATTGTATCTACATCATTACTCATAAAAAAACAAAAGTTTGTAGGATGTATCCATTTACTAATATTATACTCTCCTATAACATTTTGCAACCGATTATCTACCAAAGGCACATCCAATACCTCCATTATCACATCTGGCTGTTTTGTTATAAAATGATACTGTAGATTAAAATGTATCATAGGTTGTCCATACAATAATCCTGGCTCTGCACCTCCTATTTGTACAAAGCCATCTAAAGGCTTGCCTTTTTTGTCATTTAGTATCTCGAAACTTTTATTATCTAATCTACGTATAGTCCAGTCTAATGGACTAGTAATAACAAATACATTTTGCAAGTAATCTTGCACTACAGGGCACATAAGGCTTTTTAATTCAGCTAAACTACGCAAATACTTTAGTGCAGGAATAGGTTCTTGAACTAGGCAATCTAGTTCATAAGGCATCGTTTGTCCTTGCATTCCTTCTAATAAACCAAAGTATTCTATATTTGTCAACTTATTTCGCTCTTTCCTTTACTTATAGGCACTACATTAATATAACCCGATCCGCGTTCTTTGTCAAGTCCTTCATCGTCCAAAATGTTGCCAACTATATCTCTGAACCACCGATCTACTATTTCTTCGTCCGGATCATTAGCTACTCCATAGCCTGCATTTATAAGTTGTTCTATAAAATATTTGTTCCAGTCTAATTCAAAAAAACCGTTCCTTACGTTTTTTTCATTTACCTTTACATCAAGCACACCAACCCAAGGTTGTTTTTTACGTGTTGCATATGCTTTAGGATCACGTTTTGACAAAAGTTCTTCTTCTTGTTTAGCAAGTTCTTTTTTGTCAGCATTTAATTTTTCCTGTTCTTTTTCAAGTCCAGTAATTTTTTTAATAAAATTTTTCATAATCCTGCCTTTCTTAGTGCATCTGAAGGATCTTCTTTTATTTCAGCCTGCATTGCTTTTTTATGTTGCTTATTTTTATATTCGTTGTCATACCTAGGTTCCCCAGGCATTCCCGAAAAGGCTGATGTGGAGCCTGGGCGTAAAGCGCCAACCACGTGCCATACATGCTTCGGCAACATCTTTAACGTTGAGATTGTACTCCTCCGAACGTCCTCCAAGCGGCATAAGATAGACTGGACATTGTATGCCGGCAGTTCTATACTCTTCAACAGCTCTTGTAACTTCATCAAAGTCATCTTTAGTAGCGACAACAAACTTAAGATAGATGTCACTATTAGTAACACGACTATACTGCAAAGCAACATCAGGCTTAATAGCAGTATCCCAAGGTTCTCCGCTAACACTAAGTTTCGGGGAACAACTCCAAGTGACTTCAAACCTTTCTTGACTGTTGAGATACTCAAAGAACTCTGGGTGTAAAGTTTGTGTAGTATTTGTTTCAAATGTAACATTTTTTAGATCTCGCATGCGTGGATGTTCGAACAAGTCAATATACAACCTCTGCCACGCTAACAAAGGCTCACCACCTGTCATTATCAAGTGTATGTCTTGTCCATTGTCTTGTGTCCACTTACCATTAGGCGTAAGCGATAACAAATGTTCAACCACTTCGTCTACTGTTCTTAGCATATTGAAGTGTTTGAATTCTGGATAGATACTTGCATAAGTATCACAACCTGTATGTACAATAGGCAAGTCATTAAACTCTTTTGTAGTTTCATGCACTTTGTTATCAATAAGATCTTTTACTTCATCATTATATCGCTTGCCTTCTTTATGTAAAGTCCAACGATCTTTTTTCTCACCTGTACCAAAGTTCATACAGCGAAAATTACAACCAAAAGTACGCAGGAACACACTAGGCACTCCTACGAACTTTCCTTCACCTTGTACACTATAAAATGCTTCAGAATATCTTAACTGTTTAACCTTTTGTTTAGGTTTTTCTAGGACGTCTATCATTTTAGCTTCCGCAAGAATATTCTTGTTGCAGTTTTACATTATCAATAAACTCTTTTTTAGTTGCTGGATCTTCTTTGAAAGCACCACGCAATACTGTTGTTTGTGTCAAACTACTTTTAGCTCTAATGCCTCTGTTTTCACAACAACCATGTGTGGCTTGTACATACACACCTACGTGTTCACTACCTGTTTGCTTTTGTATTTCATTTGCAATCATAACATTAAGTTCTTCTTGTAGTGTGCCTCGCATTGCACACCATTGTGCAATCCTAGTATATTTGCTAAGTCCTAATAATTTTGGACCTGCAATGATTCCAATATATGCTACGCCTTTTACTGTTTGATGGTGATGCGAACATAAACTTGTAAGTTCACTTCTCACAACCAACATACCTTCATAACCACCTTCAATGTAATTAGGGAAGGCACTAGGATTAGGCATTGGATCATAACGACCACTCATTATCTCATTGATATACATTTTAGCCATACGCCTTGCAGTATCCATACTGTTAGGATCTGTTTTTGTATCAATTAACAATTTTTGTAGTACATTTTCAAAAGCAGGAATAGCTTCTTCAATAAGTGCTTCTTTGTCACCTTTTTGCATAACATGACTAATATTGTCATTAGCCCAGTATCTTATACCTGCTTCTTCAAGTTTTTGTCTTAATTCATTTACTTTGCTCAATTTTATTCTCCGAGTTATAGACGAGGATGTCTCATCATTGTTTTATTATATGATATATTTAGGTTTTTGTCAAGCACTAAAATATTTTTCTATCATATCCAAGCGATCTTGTGCCGCAGCCATTTTGTCTAGTTCTGCAATTACTGCTTCAGTAACATCACTATGTTCACCGATTCCTGCAGGCATTGTCCTATAAACTTCAATATTTGCTTGATGTACTGCAATCTCGCCTTCTGCTTGTGCTTTTGCAGCCTGTATAATTAAATCTCCAGCTTTAGCCATTTGTTTCTCCTTCTGTTTTTGCTAGATTACATTCCTTCACAGTATTCCAAAAATTCTTCACCAAGTGAATCACTTTTGTAATTACCTTTACTAGGAATAACGTGTCTTACTCCACCACTAGGATCTTCCATATCTCCTTTACGTCTTGGAATAAGATGCACATGTGGATAGTCTACTGTTTGTCCTGCAGCTTTTCCGCAATTTTGTCCAATGTTATAAGCATCGCAATATCCTGATTGAACCCAATCGTACCCCCAAGCATATGCGGCTTTATAACATTTACTCAAATGATCCCAATCTTCTGATTTAGGAACAAATAGAATATGCCCTTCCGTAACCGGAAAACCATCTTTATAAACTATATAGTCTCTTGTTTCAATTACTATATCTGTCCATGGTCCTAACATTTAAATTCTTCCTTAATGTATCTTTTTAATTCATGATCACTTACATCTTCCGGTATCTCTTTTTTGTAAAATAATCTATAGCTGTCACTACCATA